AAACGATCTTCTCCAGTCCTATATTCTGTACCTGCCCTATAGACTTTTTTGCTGTAGCTGTAGTTGATCTCACATGCACTTTTGTATTGTTTACAGCGTGTTCCTGCCTTCCATGTGCATACAAGTCCACGCTTGCAGTGAGCTTTGCAGTCTTGCCATTTGTCTGAGCCTGCACTCTTGCATTCCTTGAGTACAAGATCCCCGCCGTTGTACCTTTGATATGTGATCCAGAGAGGTTCTACTAGTATTAGCTTTACATGTGCTGCGAAAGCGTAGAAGTGTTGTGCGCTGTATGGTTTTGTGTAGTCAGGATAGACTTGTTTGATGTACATATCAACGAATTTCGGTGTGAGCTGAAAGTACCCTACGGAGCCGTGTCCATCAAGGCTTGTTCTCCACCTACAACCACTTTCTACCTGTGCCACTCCTAAATTGTACCACCACGGAAAGTGCTCGCCGAGAATTCTTACAGATGCGGTCTTTGTTTCTTCCTTGATTTTCAAACAATCAGCCCAAGGCAAAGACCAAGCCAGTGTAGAGAAGTATAGCAATAGCATAGACTTTTTTATCATCTCCCCACTCTATGACTCCTACTTTCATAATTCTTGCGATGTAGTATGCCACCAGCCCTGCAGACCACAGGAAAAACTTCCTGGCTAATGCGGAAATTAGCTCTTCCTGTAGGCTTGTGAAAGACATTGTGATGTATAGCATGATGATAGCAAGCGCAATTTCAAAACTGTAGTATCGCAGTATTCTGCGTAAATATCTCACTCGCAAACCTCCGTTGCTTTTTTGAGCTCTTCACTGTAGATCCTACACATTCTATAGTTCTCTATCAGCGCCTTGAGTATCTCTGTATAGCTCGCACCACTACTAGGCTTGATATATTCTGGTTCTTCTACTCTCGGTATCTGACACCTGACTGGTACCGCTACTGTCTTATATACCACCTTCTCCGCACAAGAAAAAAGAAAAAGGATGAAGGAAGCTACTAAGAGCTTCATGGCAGACTCCTTTCCGACTTTCTGTATTCTTCAAGCATCTGCTTTAGCGCAGCGCATTCGTCTTTTTCTTGTGGTATCTCAATTCTCAGTGGCTCAAAAACTTTTTGAATTGTTTTCTGCGTTGCTTGGAAGCTTTTCAATTTCTTTTCGTACTCTGCTTTCATACTTTCTATGTGTGCATTCTGAACATCTATCTTTGCGTTGCATTCTGTCAGCTGTGTTTTTGTTTTTGCGAGTTCTTCTTTTGTCTTTAGATGTAAGTAGCGTTCTTGAAGTAGACCAACAACGAGAATCCCGCTGATGATGAAAAGAACAAAAGCTATAGCCTTTACCACCATAAGAACCTCCTTCTGTTTTTTTGTGAAGATCCCACAGAAGAGGAACTACCGCCACCACAGGTCTTTGGTTTTGAAATTACACCACTGCTAAAAACGGAGAGTGTGTATGTTTTTTGTTTTTTCGTGTTTGAAACGATCTGATTGTCAAGATATACAGCGTTGTATGTAGCCATATTAGTACCTCACAGCTAAAGTGTTCGGAACAAAGATGACATAGTTATTTGTCCCATCGGTTACCTCATCAAGAAATGCCTGCGATTGACCAACTGTAAGATACAGATCCACACATCTTGGGAATACTTTCCCGCTTACAAGAATGTGATATGGTAGCAATGCTATATCTGTTAAACCTCCCGTATAAGCTTGTGTTCCCGTCTGCGACAGGCTCAAGAGCGATCCGCTTACACTGGTAGTACCATCAAGAGCTCTTATTACATTCGTCGTGTTTGCAAAGCAGACCGCTGCGGATATATCTGTTGCAGGACTGATAGTTGTAAAACCGTATGTTTTATTCATCTCGTTACAGCGAAAGACTACCGTATTTTGCGTGTATGTAAGAAGCCATGTTTGGGACGAAGGAAAATACGGAATGTAGTCTCCGTATAGGCTCTGCTCAGTTGGTACTTCTGTCCCGTCTGCATTCTTAGTCTTGAGAAGCTTGAAATACAAGTAAACTTTGATCATTGTTGCTCCTTCTACTGATACGCCATCAGCACTCGCCCCACCTACTCCAATCGTGTACAGATTGTTTGAGAAGTAGTAGATTGCTCCCCTTGTGTCTGTTGATGTTGCAGTGTATACCAAGCTCCAAGAGCTTCCTGCAGACTGCAATTTTGTTTTCACCCAATCTGCTACCTGCCTACTGTTTGTAAATGATTGAGTTTCAACAACTTTCGGCATGTCAGTATGCCTCCATGATTTTTATTTGCGAAGGTGTGTTTGCTACAAGAAAAAGATTGATATCTGCCTTGACAAACAAAACTAAAACCTCTGACGGCTGTATGCTGATTCCGCTTGTTGTGCTGACATTTTCATTCCCATAGTGTACAGGGTTTGTGGAGGTATTCTCTATCACAAGCACCCTTGTGAGACTGTTCAAATTCAAAGGTGTGGGCGTGGTTCCTACGGTGAGGGTTCTCTGCGAGAGAATTTTCTCGATGAGATTTGGTGTTTGTAGTCTATACATGCGCCACCTCCTTGATTGCGAGTTTTATCTGCGCAAAGAAGTATGCGTCATTATTGCCCCACTCGATGTTTGTGTTTGCGTTTGGAAAGAGCTGCTGAAGGTTTACAACAAGTGACATAGCAGACCTCTGGAAGCTCTCAAACTCAGAAATATCTGTAGGATTTGCTGCTCTTTTTGCATATACAATTATGTATGTTGTTTGTGTTTTGCGTGGATACTCAATGTTTGTTGTATCTACATATATAGATGCAAACTCAGGGTGCTCTAAGGGTACTTCATTAATGGATCTGATATTGAAATATACATTCGGAACACGCAAAGTCAACACATCGCGCAAATTGATCAAGTTCAGCATTTTTTAACTCCTTAATGACCTGTTGATAGCTACGCCACTTGTTGCGAGATTTGCTTTGAGTGCATCTATAGTTTCTCTTGCAAGCTCTTTGTACTGATCGGCTTTTGAAAGCCATATGGTATCTTCTGTTTGTGCGAGCCTAATACAAGCTCTGTGAAGTGCGATCAGTTTGACCGCTTCTTTCAAAAGGTTCGGGTACGGGGGGTCAAAGCTCCTGCCTAAGACCCCATCTATGTATCTCTCGGCAAAATCCACATCGGACTCTTGTACAGGGACTTTGTCTGTGATATCCGACAGTGTTATGTACCTCACATTAGCTCCTCCAAAAAAGCGTTTCTGAACTCTTCTTCTACTGCTCGTATTCTGTTTTCAAAATCCGCAAAGAAGTACGGGTATGGCTTGCTTCCGGGATGTGAGACCCTTTTTCTGAATATGAACCCATCTCTGGTTGGTATTTTTAGCGCTCTTCTGTTTCTTGGTATGATAGTATGTGGGCGTGTGCCATACTCCACGTATGGTGCGTACTCTGTGTTTACAGATATGATTGCGGAGAACCTCTCAAAGCGTATGTTGATACTTCTCTGTAGTTGTCCTGTGCGTGGCCTAAAGGCTTTCCGAGCGTCTATGTAGTCATGTATCATCCTGTGATACCTTTCTCCTGCTCTTTTTATTGCTCCCCTCGTTGCCTTTTCCACTAACGCTTGGTCTTGCATTATCCTGGGAAGATTCTTCAGTGTTATTTTTATCATCCAACACCTCTATCTTGTCTCCGTATATAGCAAGAAGTCTTTGACATGTCTCATCGTCTACATACCCGATGCCGTCTTGAAACTCATATACGCCGCGTGGAGTGTGGAGTGGAGAATTCTCTTGCCAGGGTATACGTACCTTCTTCATCTATACCCCCATTAGTTTGTTATACCTTCTATCTTTGCTACATCCCACACATTTGAGACTTTCATGCTCACAGACCATGTAAGCCTAAATCTCGTAGCTGCCACATCTGGTAATCTTCCTATATTTTCTATCTGTACACCACCTGCCCTTCCCATACCCTCAAGATACACACCACACACATGATTTATACCGAGTCTGACTGCGTATACCTCCGTGAGATCTGTGCCTGTACCTTTCGTAAGGTTCGTTGGGATGTATTCATTCTTTAAGATGGGTATACCGTCGTAGGAAAGCACAGCCCTCCCGAAATTCGGAAGCATCAAATCTGGCGGAGTTGTGTATGCGGTTCTAAGAAGCGCCTTTATACTGAGGTAAGTCCTTGGGTGTACGATGATGGCATCAGGCGGTCCATCCGGGAACATATCGATGAGCCTATCGAGGAGATCAAAGCTGATGGGAGATCCGTTTGCAGCTGTAGGAACAACTCTTGATGCATCTATCCATTTCCTGAGTCCATCGAATTCCAGAGGGTTTGCTGTGCTGTCTCCGTTGATGAACAAGTGTTTGAACTTCCTAACAATTGCTTCTGATCCTGCAAGAGTTTTCTCTTGCGCTCTGTCTATGATGGTTTTTGTTGCGTTGATCTCAAAATCGTACACATCTACGTTCATAGCAAGCATGCTGACTTTGTTTTTCACTATACTGCCAGAAGTGTCTCCTGTTGGGATGGTGCCATACGGATCTACAACTTGCGCAGTCGGTAGTGCCCCGGTTCTGTACCAGCTCACTACATCTGTGTTCCATGGATCCCACGGCAGAATAGCAAAAAGTGCTTCTTTATCTGCCATGTACTCGAGCACCGCTCTTTCTGTTTGTTCTGCGGAATACTTCCCTGCTACGATCTTTAAAACACTCATCTTTTACCTCCTAACATTTTTTCTATACCTTGTCTGATGCGCTCCTCAGGTGTAAGCACTTTCTCTGATGCAGTGTTGTGTCCTGCACCAGAACCTTGTCCTTTTACCCTAAGCAAAAACGCGTTTTCCTGTAGAAACTTCTCAAGAAATTTTTCTACAGACTCACCGTTGATGAATACCTTTCCGTCTTTGACCTCTATCTGCCCTTCAGCTCTGAGAAGTTTGAACGCTTTTTCAACATCTACTACTTCTCTTTGTGAGAGTAGTTTTTTGATCTCAAGACTCGTGAGGAGCTCGAGCTTTTCTTTTCTCTCTCTTTCAAGCTCTTCAAGAAGTTTTTTTGTTTTTTCTTCTGCCTCTTTCTTGGTTTTCTCAAGAAGCTCGTAAAATCTGCCCTGCTCCTCAAGAAGTTTTGCCTGCATGTCTTCCCAATCCTTGTAGCCGAGATCTCTTGCTCTCTTATCAAGCTCCTGAGCAAGAATTTCACTTATGTCTTGTTGCTTTTGGGCTTCTTCCCACCTTTTTTCTTGCCCATCTTTTACCTCCTTTTCAGGATTTTGTTGAGTTTGTTCTTTTTCCTCCATCACTTCTTGCCTCCGCAGTACTTGTCATATAGTTCCTGAGCTCTCTTCCTGATGCTTTCCTCTCCGTGCATGCTAGCCAGCCTTCTCGCCGAGCGCAGCATATAGCAATTGATGGAGCCGTCCCTGTTTTTGTACGGATACCTTCTGTTATCTGGGTCAAGAAAGTAGTCCGCAGGGACTTTTTCTCTTTCCTTTTTGCTGTCTATCCACTTTAGCTTGTCTGTTGGAATGTTTTTCACTTCTGCCATTTTGCAGTAAAAATACAAATCAAAGCAAATGGGTGTGTTGTATAGTGTTAAACAGGAGAAAAGTTAGGTTATTGAAGTTGATTGAGGATTTGATTTAGCCTCTCAAACCTTTCATCTTCTTGCTGGAGTTGTAGGGTTGTAGATGGACGAAGAGTCTGGGAAACTTCTTTGTATGTTTGGTTTAGATGTTGGAGGGCTTTGTAATATTGGTCTCTTGTGCGCCGACAAGTTATAGCTTCAAGTTTCAACATCTGCAACTCATAATACACTAAGCTAGAGGATTGATTGAGAGATAGCACTCTTTCATATATCTCTCCCCCGCATTTGGAGAGGTCTTTTAGTTTTTCGTGATATTCCTCTACCGCTTTATTGAACTTAGCAACCATATCTGCATATCTGCCCTGGGCTTGCTGGAGCGTTATTTTCTCTGGGACATCCGCAGGTTTAACAGTGAGAAGAGTGTTTGCTGTTTTTATTGACTCTTCAAGGGCGAGGGAAGCTTTCGCCCTATCCCTCATATCTATGTATCTATCTATACCAAAAAATAGCATTAACGCTAAGCCAATTTGCTACCTAACTGCGTATACACCGTGAACACAGAAATGGCAGGACCCCCAAGAATAAGAATCCATCCCCAGCCCAGACTTGGCTTCAAGGCTAATGCTAAACCGCCCGCTATCTGTGTAGTAATATCACTACTGCCTAACGCTTTCACTGCCTCTGATGTGAACCTTTCAAGACCAAAGACCATATAAACAAAAACCCCAAGCACTAAAACAAGCTGAAGCGTTGATAATGTGAAAGCTTGTTTATAGTTCCCGCTGTAGAAGTGTTTAGACGCAATGACACCAAGCACAGCAAGCACTATTACCCCAAACCATGCTTTAACCTCTCCCTGTAGCAATAAAGAAAGCACACTAAACCCTGTCCCCAGAAACAGCACCAAAGGCGTAAAAACAGAAACAACCAATATCCCTTGCCCCACATAGAAGAGTTCCTTCTTCATGATAGCCCCTCCTAAACTTCAATTTCTCTCACTATTTTAATTGCCACTCCCACAATCCGCAAGTCTTCAGTTTTGAACTGTTCTGGCGGGATGGGCGGATACTTTG